GCATCACAAGTACGGGCCGCTGCACAAGTGAATTGGAACAAGTCACAGTATCCAAGGTCTGCTGCCGCTACGAATTCCTCGTCGTATGACAGTTCACCTTTATTCTCGTCTTTCTCAAGGCCGCCTATGATGCACTGCATCATTTTCGGTGTTTGAATGAAGGCGGCGCAGTTGCCACATCGCATCCCCTTGATCGCCTCAGTGGGGGCGTTGTACATCTTAGCCTTCTTCATCCAAAATGCATCGTTTGGCTCGTCTGGATTTGGAGGCCCATAACCATACTCTTTGAAAGCATGATTACGGTTCTTGAGATTGATGTGGACGTCCTGTGTCGCAATGGGACACACGGCTCCAGAAAACATTCCTTTAGGCATTTGCTTTAGCCTTTACTTTGGGTGGACGACCCAATTTCTTCACAGGAGGAGTCATGGGCAACGCTCGATGCTCTTCCTTTTGCTCTGGTTCGTCAATACGAACATAGCCAGAGTGACCCTTCATGGACTCAATATCGTGAGTGTAAGTAAAGGTCACAGTTTGACCGCTTGCCAAACAACGAAAAGTGGCCATTTAAGATCTCCATGAAAAACAGGGGGCTTGTGGCCCCCCGTCTTTTTACACCGAACGACCAATCGTAAGATGGAGCGTGGTAGATGACAGATTCACAGATCCAGCAGTTGGGTTATAGGTAACGATAGTCACTGTGTTAGCAGCAGAGACATAGGCCCGTTTTACCAGACCAGCCTCGCTAACACCATGAGAAAAACCGATAACCATATCGCCCAGCGCAACACCTGGAACAGTAACCGTATCCGTATCCGTAGCGCCAGCGCCTACAGCGCCAGCATCAAGAGTACAAGACACATCCCAAGTATCCGAGAACAAGCCCCGGAATTGGTCATTTCCCCGGCGGGAAACAACAGCGGTAGCAGCAGCCATTTTGATCTCCTATAAAAAAGACCCTCCCCCCGTAGGGAGAGGGGCAACTGCAATTAGGCCGGAACAGCCAGGGCGAAAGCAGCGGAGGCGTCAGCAGCAGTACCAGTAGCATTGGTACGCAAAGCCTTCACACCGTAGATCGTGTCTGCGGTGAACAGGGTGCCAAGGTACTCTTGCTTGTACTGAGTCTGCGAGCGAATGCCAAGCTGCTCAACCAGGACCATCGAGTCACGATGACCCATCAGGCAGATACGGTCTGCGCCACTGTTACCAGCGCCGGTGTCGGCGTTGGACGAAGCGAACACAGCGATACCGTACAACTGACCGATTTCACCGTTGCGGATAGCATCACCGTTGCCGATGAATGCTTGCTCGGTGTAACGGGCCAGACCCATCAGGGTGTTGCGGCTCGAAGGCGGGATCAGGAAGAAACGGCCATCCATAGGGATGTCGTTGTCATCCAGACGCTGGATGGTGCGACGGATAGCCGCATCAGTCAGTGCCGCAGCGTTCGAGCTGCTGCTGTTATAGGCAGTGGTGCCATCAGAGCCAATATATGCCTTAGTGCTTGCAGCACTGGTGGCATAGTCGTTGGTACCAATGGTAGCGCCGTTGAAAGCGCGTCCAAGCTGAACCAGGTCAGTATCGATGCGCTTTGCCAAAGCGTAACCAGCATCTTCCGTGTAGAAAGAACGCAGGCTCGTCAGGGCTTGTACCTCAACAATGTCCTCGATCAAGCGGCTGTACTCATAGTGCTTGTTGATCAGCACCTGAATGTTGGTGTCGCTCTCTGCAATCAGAGTAACGGCATCAGTAGCAGCTTTGGCCGAAGCGTTGCCACGGGCAGGCGACGGGATGTTAACGGTATCACCCTTTTTGCCACGGAAGGACATTTTCTTGACCACATTGGCCAGGACGAGGTTCTTCTTATAGGCAGCAACAATCTCATCACTCCAAATTTCGGGGATGAAATTGGCCGCAGAGGTGGTGGTTACCGAATTGGTAGGGGAAAAGGCGGTGTTTGCCATGTTAAATCTCCAGAAAAAAGTTATTACCGGACTCGTCCTTCAGAATACGCTTGCATGATCTCATCACTGAGACTCTCGTACCTTGCTGGATCTGTCATTTTCAGCCGAATGAGGTCAGCCCGCCGGTAGACTCTTTTGGAACTCTCGCCAGAGCCACCTACATCAACTTGCGCCGCTTTCATGTTCTTGACCCGTGTGGCGTCGCTTGTTCGCTCTGCCTGCTGGGCTTTAACACCGCGCAATTGCTTAAAAGTGGACAACAGTTCATTGGCAGAGTCATAGTCAAACTCAGCATCTGCTTTCGCGTAAAGCGCCAGACGCACGGATGAAGATTTCACCCAGTTCTGGAACTCTGAATCACCCACGACCTGTGTAAAGTCGGGGTGCTCCTGCGACAGCTTTTGCTGAACCTGCATCCGCTTGAAGTCCATGCTGGCTTGACGCGCAGCGAGAACGTCTGGATGCTTATCTATGGTTGCCTGAACTGCCTTCTGTGGATTCTCAAAAAAATCTACTTCAGGATCCTCTTGCTTTTCAGTTAATTGTCTTGAACCGAGGTTTTGCTTGATAAGTTCATCTGCAAGTTTTCGGACTTCACCCACTTCTTGGGCCTGCTTGCCAATCAGCTTTTCAGCTTCTTGGTGCATCCGAATAATGTCGTCCAAACTTTTATCCCGATATTTTTCAGGGAGTTGTGGCTTCGACTCTACTGCCTCAATTTCACTTAGCGGCTCGGGTTCTTGATCAATCAACATGTTAGGTTCCTGCCAAAACGGTTGTAGGAGATTCAACTCGGCCCTGTGGCTTATGAGTTGGCTTTGCGCTCCGCATTCAACTTCTCAACGTGTCTGCGCTCAAACCGCCCGTGGGCAGATGGAAAAGAGCCAGACCAGCCTTCCAAGTTGAACTTTGGAGCGCTTACGATGCGGCTGGCTGTGTCGCCGCACCCACACTGCACCTTAGTTGTCTCATAACCAACTAAAGCCTCAGTGCGTTGCCCGCATACACAGGCAAATTCATAAATTCTTTTCACTTGTCAGATCCTCATACGCATCTTCGCTGACCTTTTTCAAGGTTTTTAGCCAGATCAGGATGGAAATCTCGCCTTTACGAAATTGTAGACTTTTTTCGTCCGCAATGGTAGAGACATTGTTCATCGCGGCGAGCATGTTGTCAACATCTTCCATCATGGCAATCCAGCCAGGATGAATAAAAAGATCAAAACGGTCTTCGTAATATTTTTGCAGTTCTGGGGTCATCAGTTCCCTCTTTTTGTAAGCATGGCGCTGGCGATCTCTAGCATAAACTTGGTCTGCTCAAGGTTTTTTGGCTGTTCCATCCAACCCGCAGTAACTTGCCCAACAAATCGATGCGAATCGGGCGGTACACTGACGCGGCAAGTGTAAGTCACGCCTTTTTCCAGATACCAAAGCCCAACTTCAGACTGCGCGTACCGGTATTCGCCGCACGGGATTTCGTTGGTCATCAGCTTGACCACATCGGCATTGTTCGAAGCGTTGTGGGTAAATAGACCGACGTCTATGTTCTCAATGGTCTTGTCACGCCCGTCTTTGGTATAGGCTTTGTACAACGTGCGAGAGTTAAACAGCGGGTTGACCTTAAAGATCGCCACCACCGTGGCGCCTGTCTGTTTAAAGAGCATCGTCGCAGCATCATCGGCTCTATCTGTCCGTATTTCTGGCAGCTTTTGTGATTCTTTGTAGGCGTCACGAATGAAGTCTTGGCTTTCATACAAAGCAAACCCAGCAAAAGCAAAGACTGCCATCAGGATCACAGCAAACAGCTTGAACGGCGAGTCAACGTACCCGAGAACTTTGTCAATGATTGTCTCGGGCTTTTCACTCATTTCATTTGCCCTGAGATCAATTGCATGACCACCCACACAATTACGCCAATTGAGACAAACGCAACAGTGCCGCCGCCCACCAGTATCATCAACTCTTCAATTTCGGCTTGCCGCCTCTTGGCCGCTTCCTTCTTACGCCTTGCGTCATGCGCGGCGTCAATTTCCATTTGTTTGGCACGGGCTGTAATCCGCGCCCACACATCCATTTTGTTGCTCTGGAAGAAAAGCATCTTAATCTGCTCTTCAAACTCACGCGCAGACTCCAGCGCCATCTCAAGTTCAAGCGCCTTGCCAAGCATAGAACCTTTAAACCCGCCAGACTTTGCTTGTTTGACAACTTCAATCGCTTGTTCTTTAGCGTCAAAGTACTTGCCCAGCACCGGCCCAAGAGACGCAACATCGTCCACTGTCTTCGACACCTTTTTTACAAGGGCAACAGCAGATGATATGGCAGATAGGGCGGTGATGGGATCTATCATGTCAGCCTCCCCTGAAATGGTTTCCAAGCCATGCTACGGCAGCGCCAACAGAGGAAGCAATGGTCATCCCCATCCAGAAGCCACCTTTGCCTTTATTAGCCAAAGCTAAAAGCTCCTCAATCTGGCGCTCCATCTTATCTACTTTCTTGTCCATAGACTGTACGCGCTCCCATAAAACGCCGTACTTGACTGGATCAATCTCACCAACATCCATCATTCCTCTCCATTAGTCGTTGGCGCAGGCTCTTCTAGCCACACCTGTCGCCATACACCATCAATCAGTTGAGGATCCTGCTCAACGGCCACCATTCCAGGCGTCCTCGGCATAGGCGTAGGCAAGACAAGCGGGATTCCAGCCTCTTGCAAAGCCTGAAGATTGACATTGGCAGGGATGCTGCCATCAGGATTGAGAAGGAACTGTTTTGGCATGATTAGAAGAATGTGACTACGCGAACATAACCATTGCCGCCGTCGCCGCCTTTGCCAGAGTTCACGCCGTGACCTGCGCCGCCGCCACCTCCACCACCACTGGGATAGCCGCCATTACCTCCGGCACCTGCTGTAGTTGTGCCCGACCCGCCAGAGCCGCCACCGTCGCCTCCTACAAAATATGTGGTTGCGTTACTGCCATTGCCACCATTGCCGTTTGCAGAACCAAATAAGCCGCCACCTCCAGAGACAGCCGTTGAAGTGGTTAAGAGTCCACCACCTTTGCCGCCCCCTTGGCCATTAGTAGAAGTAGTAGACCCTGCCGTAAATCCGGCAGCGCCCCCACCACCACCACTTCTATAGCCGCCCCGTTGACCAGTTGTTCCACTTGATGTGGTCCCACCGCCACCGCTGGCTGAATATGCGGAAGAACCATTGCTGACTTCACCTAATGCACCACCACCTGTGCCAGAAGTACCACTCGTAGTAGTTCCTCCCGAGCCACCAGTCCCAGACCGAGCAAGACCCCAAGATCCAAATGATGAATTTGTTCCATCGCCTCCTTGGTTTCCATTTGTATCATCTACAGTTTGTGCCGCGCCGCCAGTACCGCCCGCACCAACAGTTACCGTTTCAGTTGAACCAAGCGCTGCCGCAGGAATCCATAGTTCTGTTCTGCCGCCTCCACCACCACCACCGCCGCCAGATGCAGCAATTGCAGACGACCCCAATGCCCGTCTGCGGCCAGAGCCACCTCCGCTGCCACCGCCATACATCAGCACATAAACTAGTTTTGCTCCTGCTGGCTTAGTCCATGTGGATGTGCCTGTGCTGGTAAATTCTTGGATGTCGGCAGAAGCAATACCTCCGCTTGCTGATACCCATGCAACACCAGCCGCAGCAGAAGAATCAGCGGTTAGAACATACCCATTCGTACCAGCAGCAACCCGCACATTGTCTGTGCCGTTGTAAGCAATCAAGTCACCCTTAGTGGTTGTTGGAGCAAGCGCGTCAAACGCTGCTGTCTGGGTAGTTTGACCTGTGCCACCGTTTGCAATGGCAAGCGTCCCCGCAAGCGTAATAACACCACTAGTAGTAACTGGGCCACCGCTAGTAGTCAGTCCAGTAGTGCCACCAGAGACATCTACTGAGGTAACAGATCCAGACCCGCCGCCAGAGACATTGACCGTCACGCTGTCGCCAGATGCCGTGGCGGTGATGCCAGTACCAGTGAAGTTGATGTTGCGAACGCCCGAAGTGATGGTCGAGCCTTCGTCTTGGATCGTCACCGTGGAGTTTGTTGACATCGTGACCTTGATCTTTTCTGCAAGATCAGGCGATACAACCTCTCCAACGTTTATCTCACGGCCAGTAGACAGCGTGATGATCAGGCTGCCATCAAAATCAATCTTGGCATCGGTTACAGAGACACCATCATTGCCATCTTTTCCGTCTTTTCCATCTCGTCCATTGCGGCCATCTACGCCATCACGACCAGGCGCTCCATCAAGACCGCGCTCTCCCTGATCTCCTTTAGGGCCGCGCTCAGGAACAATGGAACGAGCGTAATCAAGCTGTGTCTGAACGTCTTGTTTGATTTTCTTGATTTCGTCAATAATCAACTGGACGTTGAACTTGACTCGTTCTTCCTTCTTTGCTTTCATCTCCTGCAAAGAGGCTTCGACTTGAGACAAAGCTGCCAACTTCTCCTCATAGGAGATGTCACCAGACTCTATCTTTTTCAACAGGTCTTTAACATTAGGCATTTTGCTTCAGACCGTTAGTCAACTCGGTTAAGAAGTCTTCTTCTGTCTTAGCTGCTGCCGACAGCTTGTCGGTCATCTGAAGCTCTACAATCTTTGTTTTGTTCTTGATGTCAGCCTCTTTGAGCATCAACTCAGCGATCTTGACCCGCTTGTCAAACTCGCTAGCCTCCTGGCCCTGCGGCAAGTTTTTAGTCGTCGAAGCAATGACCTTAGCCTGAACTTCTTGTGGCATCAACTGAGCCTCGGTCAGCAGCTTCTGAGCCTCTGCTCTGTTCTGCTCGGCCTGCGTGGTCTGCACAGCAATCTGAGCCTGAGCCGCTTGCAGCGCCAGTTGCTGCTGCGCCTGCGCGATCTGTTGGGCTTGCGGGTCTGGCTGACTCATCTGATCGAGCGCCGAGATCAACTCGTACCTGTTACTCAAGCTGGAGTTATTCAAGATGCCTTTGAGGATCAACGGCAGCACTGGCGTGTTCGGCCCCAGCGTCTGCAATAGACCAATGAACTGCTGCTGCTCGTACTCACGGGCGATGATGCCCAGCGTGGCCGTCGGAATGAACTTCATGTCCACCGACGGGTAGCGCTCTGGGTCGAACTGCATATACCTGAACGCCGCCTTCTGGATGAAGGGGATCAGGAAGTCCTCTTGGAA